TCGCCAACATCTGCGCTACTGCACGGGCTATGGCGAAGTCGCCGGATGGCTTGGGCGTGCTGTTCGTGGATTACATCCAGCTTGTCAGGTGCGACCTAGGCAAGGACAGCAGCCGTGAGCGTGAAGTGGCCGAGGTCAGCCGGAGTCTGCGCTTACTTGGCATCGAATTAGGTTGCTTAGTCATCTCAATTACGCAACTAAATGAACAGGGTAAAGCTCGTGAAAGCCGCGCAATCGGACAAGACGCCACAGCCGTGATGGTTGTGAAGCTGTCCGACGACGCAGAGTTTCGCGAGATTGGCATACCCATCCAACGAAATGGCCCGTGTGGCGTCAGTGCAAATCTGCGTTTCCATGGCAAAACAGCAACATTCCACAATGAATAAAGTAAAACACTACCAGTCATATATGAAACTTGAACCCGACAACTCAAACAAAGCACTGCCCTACCTCTGGGCATTTGCGACACTTGCGATTCTAGATGGACTAGCCATTGCCTACTTCGCTCAAGAACTGTGGGAAGCAGTCGTGCTGCTTGCGTTGTTTATCTCAAGCGCCGTGTTTGCGGTGTCAGCCATGTACGAATACAACGGAGGTCGCCGATGATCAGCACAGGATTCCCCGGGGACAGCGACCCCAAAGACGAGCATCCAGTCTGCTGGTACTGCCGGGAAGATTTGACTCAAGACTTTTGGGGAGACTGGTTCTGCCCTGAGTGTGATGCTAAAGAAAGTCAAAAGAAGAATGAAGAACCCACCTAAAATACAAGTTGCTATTGCTATACTAAGCATTCTAGCATTGGCGCTGGGCTACATCTTCGACCGAGAATGAGTGCTCAATTAATCGAATCGCTCATGGAGCGCATCCATGTACTAACACAAGAAAACAAACGACTAACAAATGAGAATCAGGAATACAAAAAGACAATCGAACGGCTGGGTAGGCAGGTTGAGACTGGTCGATCCACGGGAATGGCAGAGCCGGATTATGGAACTGCCGGTGAAGCTGCAAGTGTTTGTGGCGCAGATCGTGTGGTGGGATTACTTTGCAGACAAGACGGTGCCGAACCGTTGGCCGGAAATGGACATGTGGCTCCGAGCACATCCTAGCACTTTTCGCAAGGAAATGTGGCCCTCGAACGAGGAGATGATCGATGCATTAATCAGCATCGGGTACGAGAACAAGACTGCACACCGTCGAATGGGAGTCAAATTCGCAGCATGAGCGTACAACTACAACAATACATGGACGCACACAACCGTCAGGCCGAGATGATCGGCAACCTTAAGGCCGAGCTTATCATGCACAGGCATCTTGCCGTACAGGCGGCATCAGCGATCGAGCAGCTCAAGCATAGGCTGCTGAGTCACTACGACGCTAACTCAGCATCTGCGCAAGACCGGGCTGCACTGCTTGACGCTGACCTTGTGTTGGCTGAGGCGTATAAGCTGACGCAGAAGGAGGTGCAGAAGTGAGCGACGAACAAATCAACGCAGCGATTGCGGAGGCGTGCGGATTAAAGAAGCCATGCAGAAAAGTTAAACTTAACGATAAAGGCTTTTTTGTTACCCAACATGCCAAATTGCCAGACTACTGCACCGACCTAAACGCGATGCATGAGGCGGAGAATACGCTCAGTCAAACAAACATGTTTGTTATGGCGCATTACATTGAGCAGCTTGTAAATAAAAATGGACTGTTTTACTTTCGCGCCACAGCCCGCCAACGCGCAGAGGCGTTTCTGCGGACACTAGGCAAATGGGAGGAGGTGCAGAAGTGAGCGACAACATCGAGAAACTCAAGGAGCATTCACAGATGCTGGGGCGCATTGCCTCATATGTTGAAGACTTTGCCGAGAGCGACGAGGACACGACAGCCATTTGCGTGCTGCGCCTATTGGCCCGGTATCACCAGATGGAGGCCGACTGCATGTGGGACGCGATTAAACATGAGGAGACTCGGAAATGAGGCCGTTTGAGAACAGACGCAAGTTGTGGGTGTACCGAATGGAGCAACTCAGCGGGTGTGCGCCCCTCGACTTCAAGATGGCCCGGTACATCGAGAAGCTCAACATCCGCAGCATGGAGCAGCTTCGCTACGCACTTGAGCACAACCAACAGGTCATCTGGGTAGGCATGAAAGCCATGAACAGGCTGCGGGCGCTGGTTGGCATGCCGTTAATCGAGCGTAAGCATTCGTGGAAAGATGAGGCTAAGCGGTTGTATGCGCTTTTAGACGAGGCCGGACTAGAGTACGTTAAACAAAAATGACACCAGAACAAGCCATAGCCACAGAGATGCTCCTGCTTCAGGCTGAAGAGGAGATTTCAAAATTGAAAAATGAAATTCAAATTTTGAAAAAGGAACGTGAAGAGGAAGCTGACATCCAGCTTCGCATCGCGCTCAAGGCGGATCACTACTACATGCAGCTCCAGGCCATCCGTGAGGCTGCCTTTGGCGACATCACCGGGATCACGGCTGAGGACTTGTCATTCATGGAGGAGCGAGAGTGAGTATAATGCTTTCACTTAACGGTCAGCCACCGCCGACCACTAAATGGAATGTGCTTAATTTGGGTGCAGGCGTGCAGTCCAGCACGCTTGCGCTCATGGCAGCAGTTGGAGAGATCGCGCCAATGCCGGACTTTGCCATCTTTGCTGACACTCAAGCGGAGCCAAAATCTGTATACACATGGCTTGATTGGCTTGAGAAACAGCTTCCATTTCCGGTGCATCGAGTGACTCGTGGGAACATGACCACTGACATGATGGCGTTTCGGACTGCCAAAGATGGCAGGGTATGGACTAAAAGCACAATTCCAGCATTTATGCAGGCACCGGATGGCAGCATTGGCTTACTCGGCAGATCCTGCACAGCAGATTACAAAATTGCACCAATTCTTAAGAATTTGAGGCGGCTTTGTGGCATCAAAAGAGGTGAAAAACAGGTGCAAATCACTCAATTCATTGGCATCAGTTACGATGAGATTCAACGCATGAAACCAAGTCGCGACAAGTGGACGCAACATCGGTGGCCGTTGGTTGAGCTTGAGATGCGCCGTCACGATTGTATCGCTTGGTTAAAGCAGCGCGGGTTTCCTGAGCCACCAAGAAGTGCATGTTCGTATTGCCCGTTCCACTCAAATAAAGAGTGGCGACGACTTAAGGAACACGAGCCAGAAGCTTTTACTGAGGCCGTGCGAGTCGAGAAAGAATTGCAGCGCACAAAAGCAGAAACAGACAAGATGAGAAGCGTCCCTTGGCTGCACAGGTCGTGCGTCCCGCTTGAGGATGTCGACTTGTCCACTGAAGAAGACGCTGGGCAGCTTGATATGTTTGGAAACGAATGTGAGGGGCTTTGTGGGGTATGAGCGAGACACCAAAGCGCAAGAAGCGCAACGCCGTGTACCGCTCCCCCGAGAGCAGGGCACGGCAGCTTGCCGGGTTGAGTGGCGTGAAGATCGAGAAGCATGTGCCTGGGGTTGTAATGGAGAAAGTGAACGGACAAGGGGCGCTTGCGGGCATTCCACCGGAGATACAGAAGAAGGTGCTCGATCTGTTCATCACCGGGCAACACTCGAGAGCCATTGCCATGCAGCTCGGTATCTCCGAGCGAAGTGTAGATGAGATCAAGGTAAGTGCGCTGGATATGGATTCGCAATTCCGTAATGCGTACTTCAATACAAACTTGAAGGCCAAGCTACAATCGGTGATCGATGGCGCTGCGCAGCGGGTCATGGAGCTTATGCCGGAGATGTCCGCCAAGGACGCAGTGCTGGCTCTGGGGATCACCTTGGACAAGTATGCTAACCTAGAGAAGAACAAGGTGCCGGATCAGCTGCACCAACATGTGCATTTGCACACGAATAACGACATCTCTGCCGCTTTCATGGCGGCCCTTAAGCCGCCGAAAGCCCAAGACGAACATGTTGGAACGATTGAAAACGAGTGATGCGATGGCCGGTCTACCTTGTAAATCAGAAGTCAGCCTTCCAAATTTCAAGCTAGATTCGAAATTGCTTTTGGAGATTCCAAATTCAAATTTGGTTTTACCGAACGGGATTGACTTGGCAAATGAGCTTTTGGACCTGCGCGATCTTACCGAGCGGTATTGGCGCATCATCCAAGCGCAGCATGTTCGCATCGCGCTGCTAGAGAACGACTTATGTGCGACGATTGCGAAGCCCTAGAGGAAGAGGCCGAGTTTTATGCGAGTGAGGCCGCGAAATGGCGGAGCATGTATGAGGTATCACATAGGCGGGAAAGGATGTTGGCGCGCCAGCTCGCGACATTGCTGGCGAGCCTGCGCAGGGTTGCGCGAGAGGTGCGAGGAGTGGGGCGGAATTAGGGCAAAAGAAAGCCCCTAGGCGCGTAACCTAGGGGCGCTTGGTTATTCGTAGATGTCACAATCGGCTGGCATGTCAGCTGGCACGATGCGCCAATCGTCGGGCGAGCCGTCGCAGCCATCTAGGATATCTGCAAGCTCTGATTCGGCTTCGGATTTGATTGCGAATGTGCAGGCAACATAGATGTCCGAATCGTTGTCACATTCCTTAAGGTCAGCCCAGCCATAGCAGGCGGCAGTTTGGATTTTGTAGTTCATCGATTATTCCTCAATAAGTGACCAGAGAAGGCCCTCAATTCCTCCGTGGGCTCTTAGCCATTCCAAAGCAAGCTCACGAGCAAACTCGTTTGAATCAGCTTCAATAATGCGAGTGCCATTGCATTGCGCGTAGCAGTATCGGTCAGCGTATGTAAGTTTGTAGCGTTTCATGAGCTTAGTGCAGGCGATAGGTGACAGTCTGAATGTCTTTGTTCCAGCATGCCCGGCACTCGCCGCATTTGTTTCCTTGCGTAGGCGCCGGACATGTACCCGCCGTTGATGAGACTTCGCTTGTGGTGACGCCCAACCCTTCTGCTAGGCTGTTGGGACCAGCCTTGTCGACCATATAAGCGGAGAGACGCACGGTAAGGTTTGGAGGGAATGAGCCGAACAATTCAACGTACTCGGAGACGATGCCGTACTCCTTTGTGGGGAGCCAAAACTGTATCTCTGGCAAAGCGATAGCGATGCGGACGATTGCTTTCAGCGTCTTAATGCTCTGAAGGTCCCCACTATCGAACCAACGGAAGAAACCGCTTTTCTCCGTGTCGCGAATCTTGGCAATCATCGCTGGCACCCATTCGGGCGAATCCATCATTGCAAGGCGTTGCTGAAGCGCACGTTGGACGTTTGGCATGCGATAAAAGCCCGACAAAGCGTAACAGCCATGACAAACGGATCCAACGACTTGTGCGAGCTTGGAGCCTGTCTTACATGCGAGAGCAGGGATTGACCATCCTTGGCATGGCATTTTCGATGGTTGTGATAGTGTAATGTTCATATGGTTTTTTGTAGTATGTTAGGTTTGAGGTTGTTACTTGCGATTGCTTTTGCGCCAGTCACAATAGATTGACGCCCAAAGGGAAGCTGCGATGAGCACGCAGCCCGCAGATGCGAGCATGAGTGCAAGTCGTACGTATGCAATGTGTTCGAGGGTATTCATGGATTCGATGGTCATAAGGTTTAGGCGTAGATTGCTGTCTCAATACGAGTTACGATTGATGATGGATGGGATTTACTGATGATGCGTTGCGCTCCTCTGTAGGTGAGACGGTAGCGACGATTGAGCCAGATTTGGCGCTCCTCAAATGCCTGATATTGTGGGCAGTAGGTTGAGATGGTAACGATATTAGCGATCATAAGTTTGGGTTGGGTTGGTTAAGGTTAGGCTAGTGTTACGCAAGCACGCTCTAACACGGCGACTCTGTAGGCCATCAAGGCGTTTGTTGCGTGTAGAATACGCAAATAAGCCTCTGTGATCTTCAGACCAAGCGTGCCCGCCGTGCGGAGTGCAAGTAGCTCCGCTTGTGCTGATTGGAGCTCTGCGTTTAGGGAGTCGATTAGTGATGTGTTATTCATACGAGGGCAAAAATACGGCGCTTTGCACAAGTAAGCAACAAAAAAGTGACGATAGGCAAAGAAAAGTGCGTAGTGCGTGCGTGCCTGGTGAGTGCGTGCGTGCGAGTGAGTGCGGCTCGGTGAGTGCACGAGAGGCGTGACTGTGGGACGTGCTGCGGAGTGCGGGCGAGTGCGGGCGTGCGGTGGAGATAGTTCGTGTACGAAGTAAATGCGTTACGTCCCTTGGATTGTATACAATCACCGCGTGCGTGTATGTGAGCCGTCAGCCACCCCGCTCCGTGGCCCTCGTGGCCCGTCAATCGACGCTCTCCGACCAGCAAACGGACCATCCCGTCGCGCTCCGTTTGGACGGCCCTTGCAAGCGGCTGCGGCTGAGTACGTTGGCCATAACAGTTTACAACACATATCATATAGAGTGGGGATTTACTCTGTTGGAGTGCATTTTGACGTGCCAAAACCGGAGGCAGGGGGGGAGGGGGTCGCGCCTGGCTGACTGGCGACGACAGCGACGCATAGCCCCCCTCAGACTTTTTTTCGCCAACTGGCCCCCTTCGCACTCGGCTCGTGCACCCGTCGCCATGCTACGCTACACCTTGCTTGTGTAATTGGCCGACCCAGTGTACCGTCGTTCGTACTATGACCAAGTACACACTAAGCGAGAAGACGGTTAAGCAGCACTTAGGCCCGGCGTATCGGCCTATGTCGTACAAGCAGGACGTGGATTACATCGAGCGGAAGGCGTTTCGCGGTGTGCGCCGTATCTATCGCAGTGACCTGTTGGATGGCACGCTGGCTTGTGATGTGGCCGAGCAGGAGCAGCCTGTGGAGGAGCTTGTGCCGGTGGTACAGGTGACACCTGTGCCAGAACCGCAGCAGTTGTCCGTAAGTGATGAGGTTACGGAACAGACAATTGTCATGTTATATCCGAACAGTCGTTGGGTTAAGACTGATATGGCTGACAAAGTGTTTGTGGGTGCTAGAGGGTTTAACTTTCGCAAAGGACAGAAGATTCGGGTTAAGAACAAGACTATATGCATAAGGTGACGCTCAAAGACAAGTTGGCAGTATATGACACGCTTGATCGGCTTAAGAGTAAGTTTAAGTCGCTTATATTCGCATTAAGCGCAGGTTATATGCTGCATATCGCGCTTAAGTGTGTGTTAAGCTTGGTAAGCGCCGAGTATACGCCACTTAACACGTTTGAGTTGGCTATACTTTGGATTATCTGTTCTTAAGCTAGAGCTTACTTTTTACTCGTTAGTAAGATTGTCTTACTTCTAGCTTCGTGTTGCCGTTCGCACTAGGCTTCGCCCAGATGCTCACTCTCGCAGCTAACGCTGCTCACCGGAGGAGATAAACAATCCGGCAAGGAGAGTTGCGAGTGAGCATAGTACCCCCAAGACTCAGCATTACTGCCTATCTTGGGGGAGTACTATACAAAAAAGAGATCAACGATCCGTATAAGTGTCGTCGTTCGTTTCGCAATTACAGTCGTGAGTGATGGCTACCCGTTCGGGAAACTCTTGCCATTCTCGTAGGCGTGACTGTCAGCACTCTGCAACTTTGAAGCCGAAGCAGATGTTTAATCCAACTCAAGAGGAATAGTTGGAACCATTTAGTCGCTCGTGCGTCCAGTGTTTCAGGTTGCGCAGAAGGTACACGGTCGTTTATTTGACGACACAAGGAATTTAGAGCATCTTCAGGGAAAGTCAACTGTATGAATGAAGAAAATCAGGAAATTATTGAGAAAGTTTTAGCCTACAAGCTGGAGGAACATCCAACGCTCCCGGCACCGAACAAGCGGCAGCGGCTGGAGATGATCGAGAACATTGGCCCGGAGAAGGTGCTCGATCTTTTCCTCATGCGGGAGAACAAGATTAAGGCTGAGCAGAACGATCCGATGCGCTATGGCCACGAGCTGCCGCACTGGCCCGATGCAGATAAGCTGCTAGACCGCTTTAACGAGATCGTCGTCCTTGGGGGGAACAGAAGTGGCAAGACTGAGTACGCTGCCAAACGGATGGCCCAGGCTTTTGTAGGGACTGACCTTAATGGACAAGCGCCGTCTTGGGTAAAGGAACGCTACAACAAGCGCAACATCCGCATCTGGTGCTTTCACACTAACCACATGACAAGTGTGTCTGCCCAGCAGAACGTCTTCTATAAGTACCTACCGCCTGAGATACGAAATATTAAACGTACTAATCATACGCAGATTAGTTTTAGCCAGAAGAACGGGTTCAGCGACAATACGGCGGTGTACATGGGTAACCAGATCTGGTTCCTTAACTATGCCCAGGACATTAAGGTGGTTGAAGGTGGTGAGGTGGACTACGTCTGGTGCGACGAACTTGTGCCGCAGAACTGGCTCGATACCCTGCGCTACCGTCTGGTGACTAGGTCTGGGAAGCTGATTGTTACTTTTACGCCGGTGCAAGGGTACACTCAAGTCGTGAAGGAGTACATCAACAGTGCCAAGGTAACGGCTACCCGCAAATCTCCATTGTTACCCAATAACAATGTTCTAACGGTCCCTAAAGGCGAGATGCCTTATCAAGCGGAGAACTTGTATGGTAGGCACGCTTGTATTTGGTATCATACCGAGCTTAACCCGTACAACAACTGGGAGCGCATGAAGCAGGAGCTTTCGGGGCGCTCCAGCCATGACATTAAGATCCGCGCTTATGGTTGGGCTGACCAGACGGCTGGAAGTGAGTTTCCCATGTTTGGTGACCATAACCTGTGGAAGGGAGACGCTGAGGAGGTTATCCCTGATGGGAGCAACTATATGGCTGTGGACCCGGCTGGGGCGCGGAACTGGTTCATGCTTTGGGGTAGAGTAGATAAGTACGGTATACTATGGATCTATCGGGAATGGCCGGATCAAAGCTATGGGGAATGGGCGCTACCTAGTGACAAGGCGGATGGTCGAGCTGGCCCGGCACAGAAGGCTGGAGCAGGAAGGGGTGTGAACGAGTATACTGACTTGATCTGGAGCCTGGAGACGGCTGGAGATAAGCGTGAGATGATTGTGGACCGTTGGATTGACCCAAGGACGGCTGGAACGGAGACGATCACCAAGGACGGCGGTATTACAGTGTTGGACTTACTTTATCAGACTGATAATCCGCTTATGTTTACTCCCGCGGCTGCCATGCCAATTGAGGAGCGTGTGATGATTATCAATGATCTTTTGTCATGGAATGTAGAAAATCCAATGGTAAAAGGTGTAAATCATCCAAAACTAATGGTTCACGAGTCTTGCCAGAACTTAATATACAGCTTAAAAGAATGGACTGGACAAGATGGACAAAAAGGTGCTAGTAAAGATCCAATTGACGCCTTAGGGTATATGGTGGTAATGCAGCCACAATATTTTGGAGGCGAACAATGGGAAAAGCAGATGAAGCAAATGGCTAAATGCGGTTCCTATTGAACTTTTATTATTTATGTATTCAGCTTCTTCAGATCCTTTAGCGATAGCAACAGCCGTCCCTGACGTAGGGGATTTGTTAAGTGAGTACAATCGCGCAATGATTAACTCGACGCAGGGTAACCTGACGACGAAATTCGATGATGTGCGTTTTGCTCGGTGGGCCGGGCAAAGTGATGACGGGAAAAAGCATAGTAATTTGCGTAACGAAGGTGACCCGGCCTGGCCGTTTGAAGGAGCCAGCGACGTTCGCAATCGTTTGATCGACTCTACCTGTAACGAGCTTTCGTCGCTGTTGGTAACTGCCTTTGAGCGTGCAACCATTCGCACGAGTGGCATCGACATGAACGACATGACGGTCAGCGGAATTGCCACGACACTTTTGCACTGGATTCGCGACAGCAAGATGCCGCTGGAGCTTCGACGTGAAGCTGAGCTTGGGGCGCAGTACGCTTTCCAGTACGGGTGGACAGCTTTTTTTATTGGCTGGAGACAGAACATCAGCAAGCGTGAACAGCCGGTGACGATGAATGAGATTGTTGCTTTGGCGCAGCAGTCACAGAGCCCGACGCTGATGCAGTTGCCGGACTTGATCATGCAACAGTCTGACGAGGCTGCTGCTATTCTTGAAGCTACAGTGCCGGGACTTACGGCCACCGACGCAAAGCGGATGGTTAAAGAACTGGCTGAAACAGGAGTAACCTCCAGAGATGAAGAGTATGTTAGCAAAAACCTACCTGAGATTATTGCTCTTAAGCCTTGGGATGAAGTTCTTGTTCCGCCTGAAACGGCAGACTTACAGCGTTCACGGGTAATCTTTCGCCGGACATGGATGTCTGAAGTGGAGATTCGCGAGAAGATCACCACAGAAGGCTGGAACAAAGACTGGGTGGAGTTGGCTGTGCAGATGGCTGGTAAGAGCAGCACGATGTACAACACGAACATCCTGCCCAGCACTGAGCTTCTTGTATACAACGGGCTCAACTACCAGAACATGATTGAGGTGGTGTACTGCTACACCAAGAGTTTGGATGGCAAGGCTCCGTGTATTTACTACACGGTTATCTGTCCACAGGCGGCAGTCGATCATCGTAAGGAACAAATCTCGTATGCTATCCATGAAAGACTCGATTACGCGCACGGAGAGTATCCGTTTGTGGAGTTCCGTCGTGAGTGCATTCGCCGCGCTATTACTGATACTCGCGGTGTCCCTGAGCTTGCTCACACGGATCAGGACGAAATCAAGGCGCAACACGATTCCATCAGGGATCATACTGCCTTCTCGACTCTTCCTCCCATTAAAGTCGTCAAACGGATTGGTGCCATCAATCGAGTTGGCCCCGGAGTCCAGTTACCTGTCGTAAGTCCGTCTGACTACACGTTCATGGACCCACCCGCTCGCGAGCCGGGTGTGGCGTTTAACTTGATCCAGCGTGTTGAAGCCAGTCACGCAGCTTACTTTGGCACGGTTAATCCTGGCGTTGATCCACGCAAGACACAGCTTAGTCAGCAGATGCTGGTAAACACTTGGCTGCTTACTTGGCGGACAATCTTCCGGCAGATGTTTAGTCTGTGCTGCCAGTACATGTCACTTGCGGAGATACAGCGTATCACTGGCGGTCAACTGCCGCAAAATTTGTCTGAAATTCACAACGAGTTTGATTTGACGGTCAAATTTGACGTGATGGACCTCGATAAAGAGTACATCGCACAGAAGATTGATTTCCTTACCAAGGTTGCACAACTCGACACTGGCGGAGTCTTGAACAGAAACAAGCTCACCGAGATGATGATTCAGGCTATTGCTCCAGAGGTAGCGAAAGACTTGATCCTCAATCCTCAGGATGCCAGCAGGCAGATGTTCAAGGATGTGCAGTCTGACATTGGCATGATGTTGCTCGGCAACGAGGCCCTGTACCAAGAGAACGACCCGGCTGCACAGACCAAGCTGCAATACGCACAACAGGTCTTGCAAGCTAACCCGAAAGCGCAGACTGCACTTCAGCAGGATGAGAACTTCCGGGCGCTCTTTGAGAACTATGTTAAGAGCCTTCAGATGTCGATTATGCAGCAACAAAATGCGCAGATTGGCCGAATTGGCGTAACTCCTGTGGCACAACAGGCACAGCAGGCACAACAGTAATATGACGGAAGATCAAACGGCGGCCTTTGGCTTTTCAGGGAAAAACCTTGTTTGGTCAGAAATATGTAAGGTTCTTGAGCAGCTACAAGAGCAACACTGGATGGTTGCTATAAGTAAAGACTGCAAAGGAGAAGATAGAATACATGCGGCAGGACAGGCTGATGGGATTAATTTAGTTTTGAGCACACTTATTGAATTAAGAAAACAAGCTAGACAATTAAATGGCTTGACTCCTGAAAAAGATTTGGCATAACGCCACTAACGGACCTTCCAGCGTTACTGGATTGAATTAAAAAGGGCTTGCTACCGTTATAGCATGAATAACACAAACACACAGCCTGACGCCGGGAGTCAGGAGGCAGACAGTACACCCGTTGCAAATAACCTCGGAAAGATTGACGAATACAGCCTAGCTGATTTTGTTAAATCTAATTTCCTAAACGAGGAGGAGGCGGCTCCAGCCAAAGAGGAGCAGCAGGCGGAACCTGAGGTCGAGACGGAAGAGACAGCGGAAGCTGAACCTGAAGTCAAAGCTCAAGCGGAAGCCGATCAGTCCACCGATGAAGAAGGTGAGCCTGAAGAGAGTTCTTTGAGCCGAGGCGTACAGAAGCGTATCAACAAGTTAGTTGCTGCGAAGAAGGCCGCTCAGGCGCAACTTGAAGAGAGAGAAGCCAGATTAGCGCAAATGGAGCGTGAGTTGCAGGCATTAAAGTCTGTTCCACAAACCAGTGCGCCAACCGTATCTGACGCTGTAGAGGCACTTGGTTCCGTCGAGGAAGTAAATTCCGAACTTCAGCGAGCATTATATGTGTTGGATTGGTGCGAAGATAATCCTGATGGTGGTGTAATTACTGACCCGCAAGGTAATCAGATTGAATTAGACAACCTACAGGTTCGCGACATGCGAAAGCTGGCTAGACGTAGAAAGGAAATTGAACTG